GGCTTAAAGCGACCTGATTAGTGGTATATTATGGAAATTGAGCCTACACACCTGCTAGGATACGCTATCGTTTGGACAATCTTTTATTTTTTTTTGTCGCACTATATCGCAGAATTATCAAGAAAGCGATGGACAAAATGGGTACAATCCGAAGACAGTGACGAAATATTAATGGATGCCCTTGAGGTTATTGTTAACGAGATTGAAGACCGCATGCATGATAAGCTTGAAGCTTTCCAGTCTTCTTTTTTTGGTTCACTTGGGGCAGCTTCTAAAAAATTAGATGACGCAACAGGTGCCTCAACAATTAAAGCATTAACAAAAGACAACCCGATGATGGGGTTTGTGGCCGAATACCTAATGAAAAGGAGCAATTTAGGGGGTTTAGTTGGCTCAGAAAGCCAAAACACCCCCCCTAAACAGTCATCAGAAAGCACTAAACTAGGGTTAAAATAGAGTAATAAATATAATTATATTATTAATATAAGTGTAAGCCGTCTTATTTTTATTTTTTTTGTTAGCGTTTCTATTTCTATAATAAAAATAATATAATTATAAATACCCCCTTGTTCTGTGTAGTATGGTGAGACCATGTTTGGAATAGAAAAACAATTAGACAGAATAGTCGAAACGTTAGCACTGTCAGCATTGGCGAGAATTAGTCCAAGTAAGAAAGTGGAAAAGAGATTGAAAGAGATAGCTTTTCCTTTGGAGATTGAATTATGAATTTTATCACTGAAGATTGTAGTTCAAAATTTATTCAATGGTTAGAACTTAACCACCCAGATATAATAGAAGAATGGGAGTCTGAACAATGAAACGCACCACTGCTAAATGTAATTGTTGCAATAAAACATTAAAGCGGTTTGTGTTTTATGCTTGTTATACTGAGGGTTGCGAGCAGTACGGAGAAACTTAAATGATTTGTCTTAAATGTGGAACATACAAGATAAAATATCCTAATGATTATTGCGAGGATTGCAAATGATTTGTAAACGTTGCGAACAATATATCCCGTGGAATAGTAGAAGCAAATACAACGGCAATTATTGCAGACACTGTGCAGGTCATTATTATCGTAAATTTGTTAAATGGGGACAAGGAGGTGAATAAATGGGTAGACCTGCAGGTAGATTTACAGCTGCTAAAACATTTACTTTAGATATAATGACGTTAGAGTGGTTAAACAGAACATGTCTAGAGCGTAAAATGAAAGCGTCAGCGTTGCTAACAGAGATAATAGAAAAGCATAGAATTAGTTTAAATAGGAATGTCTCCGAAGAAACCGCCACTATAGATGTATATTGCAAGGGGTGTAATGACTGGAAGCCTCATGATGTGGACATGGTTTGTAAGGGATGCGATAATATAAATGAGGCTCTAAAAGCCAAAATAGAGAAACGTCGTCAATCTTAAGTAGTTACTCATAATTGAGTAAGTCGGGGTGCCCGTAGGCAACACCCCCACAAGGAGAATAAATGGCACCAAGAGCAAGAAAAAGAAAAACAACTAAAAGAAAGCGCACCTTCTCTGTTAATCTAATTGAAACAGGGGCAGGTCTAGCATTCTTAGATGCAAGCAACGCAGGAGCAGCAGCACAACAAATGGTTAAAGGCGACATATCAGGCGGATTAAAGACGCTAAGTGGAGCATTCAAAAGTAATAAAGACCAAATGGTTAGAATCGGAGCAGGAGCATTAGCCGCTAAGTTAGTTGTATCCAGTCTCGGTGGTTCAAAAATATTAGGAGCAATAGGTCCGCTCAAATTGAGGGCCTAAGGAATAAACATGGCAATAGTAATATCAAGGTCTGAAAGTGGCCTAAGTGCAACATCAAGTTTCCAAGCCTTGGACAACTTAGCAGGAGCTAGCGTAAGCAGTTCATTTACAGTACCTACTGGTGTTGGAGCAATCAAAAGCTTATCAATAGCTTTAGCATGTGACGGAGCTGGCGAAGAGTTCTGCGGTTTAGTCAAAATTAGCGGTAATGCAATGAGAGACGGAGACGCAGTATTCGCAACTGGCGGACAAATGACTATGGGAACCTCTACAGGTTCTAACATGAACTTTGTACAGTATGATACTGACCTAGCAGTTACATCTGGTAACTCTTGCGAGTTCTCTATAGCAACCACAACAAACGCCGCAATTGACGTAGTCGTAACCGCACAATTCGCTTAAGGAGCTTTAATGGCTCTAGTAGGCGGGGGCGGTTCGCCAAACGTAGCAGGTGGCAACCCTGCCGGTACTGGTACTAGTCTAAACTATGTAGGACAGCATGCATACGCATATTCTGGTACAATAGCAATAACTGGGTCAGCTACTACCATGCTAGAGTTTGTAACTGCTGAACAATATGTTTTAGGTGAATTAAATTTTTCTGGAGTATGGGGAAATTTGGGAAGTTCGGCAGTAACAATGACCTTAAACATTAATGGAGAGGATACTATAGTTAATACAGTAGCTAATACTAGTGCTAGGGATGTAGAAGGTACGCCTTACCCAATTCTTTTGCCTCCATATAGTAGAATAGTAATTAGTATGTCTCAAGCAAGTGGAAGCGATAGAGACTTTCAAGCTACAATAGTAGGGAGAGTATACTAATGGCAAAAAAGAAATACACAAAAAGGCAAGTAGAAACTAAATTAAGAAGCGCCGAGATTAACCTGGGCTTATTACTTAACGACAGAATCCAAAATTCTGATAGTCATGTACCTTATTCAGTTAAAAAATTGTTAGATATTGTTGTAGATGTACAACGCGGGCATAAAAAGCTAAAGAATCGCTTCAAATGAGTACTACCATATACAATGTCGAACTTCCAGACTGGTTTAATGACTCAAGAACAGTGGAACAGTTACTTGTTAGAGTGGTGCTGGCATATCTCACAGCAAAAGAAACGGGTGTCCTCTGATGCCCTTCGCACTAATACCAGATGGTTACTCTCTAAAGAAAGTCACAAAACTACAGAAAGAAGCAGTAGACGCCAAACGTCGTCACGATGATGTCGTTGCTTTACTTAATAACCCAAATACACCCGTTGTTATTGGTGGTGCTGTAGCTACCTTTTTTGGCGTACGGTTTGCAAGTGATGTTATAACAGATTTAGAAAATAAGGGAGTAGCGTTAACAGATGATGTTAAGCAAAAAGTTAGAGACACGATTGACAAGGTTAACCCGCTTAATGTAGATTTAACAAAGGTGGCTAAAGGTGCAGGTTTAGACACAGGCCCTGCACCTTCTGTTACCCTGGAGGATTTAATCGCCGAAGCCAGGAGAAGATTTACCGAATGAACATTATTACACTTTTGCAACTTTTAGTAGACTCGGGGGCGGTCTCACCAAGAGCCCCCACAGAGTCCGAAGTATTAAGGAAACGAAGAGAGTTTATTGAGTTAGGCTTAAAGCGACCTGATTAGTGGTATATTATGGAAATTGAGCCTACACACCTGCTAGGATACGCTATCGTTTGGAC